TCAAAGCAACACAGAATATTCTTGCACCAAAGGTGGACGAGATTGAGAAGCGACTAGCAGAAATACTTTCTCACTTGGACCACGGAAATCCGTTTGATAAATCAGAGAAGGGTGCATTAGAACTAATAGATGAAGAACGACATAGCAATCAGATGATACAACAAAAGATGCCAAGAAGATGAAATCATTCAGGCAACACATCACAGAGAAGCCAGCGAAACTATCCTCAGCCTTTCCATACAAAGGTGCAAAGTGGGAGGACTTTCGTGGTTTTGAAAATCCTTCGGAAAAAGAAATCACGACAGCACTAAACAAGTCTAAAATCAAAGAACTCCGATTCGTTGTAGATTCCAAAGGTAAAATGTGGATGTGGGATTCATATGATGCAATTCATGAACCTGTTATCTATGCGATGACTGGTGAGAAGTATGTTGGTGACTATGCAAAGGGATTCGTTCAATTTTTTAATATAGGTGCTTCATTGACAAGAAGACCGGCACAATCTGGTAACTTGAAAGTTACTATTATGAATACACGCACGGTAGGTACAAACTTTGCACTCAAAAACAGAACATTGAAATTGCTCGCCAAGAGAATCAATGCAAAAGATAAGGACAGAGTGTATTGGAGTGATATATGATATCATTCAAACAACACATCACAGAGAAAGCCGCTCAATGGAAAGACAAGAGCGATGAGCGTGAACACAATAAGTTGTTTTTGAAATCATTGAAAGTCATGCCGAGTTCACCAAAGCAGAAAAAGATCATTCAACAGATGAATGTGTTACGCAAAAAGAACGGTCTTAAACCACTAGAAGAAAATGAAACTTGATACCATGAAATCATTCAAACAACACATCAACCTTGAAGAGAATACACCATATCCAAAGTCATATGAAAAGAATAAGATTCTCATGGGTCTTGTCAAAAAGAACAAAGATCCACTAAAATTCTTGCTGGCTGTTATGACAGCAATGAGTACAGGCAAACTCAAACTAAACAGAATAGGCGTAGCCAACACAAGAGAAGTGGCTGCATTGTGGAATGCACATCATCAAGACAAAAAAATCAACAAGAGCATGATAGAGAATTTTATCGAAAATGAAACTGGATTGGAATAAAATTGTATCAAACGCAGTCACAGTGTTAGTAGCATCTGTGTTCATGGGTGCAGCATTGCAACTATGGAATGGTGTTCAGACAATAGATTCAAGAATTGATGCAAACTTGACAGACATCAAAGCAACACAGAATATTCTTGCACCAAAGGTGGACGAGATTGAGAAGCGACTAGCAGAAATACTTTCTCACTTGGACCACGGAAATCCGTTTGATAAACCAGAGAAGGGTGCATTAGAACTAATAGATGAAGAGCGATATAGTAATCAGATGATACACAACAACAAAGAATACCAAGAAGATGAAATCATTCAAGCAATTTATTCTAACCGAGTCAAAGAATCTTCACATGGAACACCTTGAAGATTCCATTTTCAATGAAGGTTCAAAAGGCGTTTTGGACGCAATTCGTTTTATGGAATCTTTGATAATAATGTTAGAAGGAAATAGCAAGAGTGGAGTCAATGTGACAGTCAAGTGGGATGGATCACCGGCAGTGTTTGCTGGTGTACATCCAGAAACAAAGAAATTCTTTGTTGGTAGTAAGAGTATATTCAACAAAAACCCCAAAGTGAATTATACCAATACAGACATAGACAAGAATCACGGAGGCAGCCCCGGACTCGCCCAAAAACTCAAAATAGCACTCAAACACCTAAAGGGTCTGAATATAAAGGGAATCCTACAGGGAGATGTCCTATTCACGGATGATAAGAAAATCGAAACTATTGATGATGAAAAGTATATAACATTCAGACCAAACACCATAACATACGCAGTGCATACAGATAGTGATATAGCAAAGAAAATCAAGAAAGCAAAAATTGGTGTGGTGTGGCATACCAAGTACAGTGGTTCTGAGATGAGTAAAATGAGAGCATCATTCAATCCAAACATATCTTCCCTTTCAAAAAGCAATTCGGTGTGGTTTCAGGATGCATCATTCAAAGATGTACACGGACACGCCACTTTCAAAAAGGGAGAGGCAGAAGATATAGAGAAATTACTGAGCAAAATAAAAACTTCGTTCGGTAAATCGAAAGCCTTCATTGATGAACTTGCTTCAAAAGAAAAAATAATATATGAACTCAAGATATATCAAAATAAGAATGTGAGGCAGGGCATATCTAATATGACTGTGAAAGAATTCATAAAATCCGTTGATGACAAATTGAAATTAGAAACAAGCAAACTGAAATCAGAAAAGGGAAAAGAGAAAAAAGAGTCAAAAAGAAAAGAAATCATATCGTTCTTATCAAGAAACTCTAAAAAATTAGATTCTGTTTTTTCATTGCATTCTGACATGACTGTTGCTAAAATGAAAATTATNCGAAAATTGCAAAAGGTAAAGTCTATTGGAACATTCATCAGAACCGAAAACGGATATAGGGTAACAGAACCAGAAGGATTTGTGGCTATAGATAAAACAAGTAAAGCACTAAAACTGGTGGACAGATTAGAATTTTCCAGACAGAACTTCACAGCAGCAAAGAATTGGGTAAAGGGATGAACGAAGGAAGAGAAAAGAAAATGGTGTTCACCTTTGGTAGATTTCAACCCCCTACCTCTGGTCATCAATTATTGATCAACAAGGTCATTGGTGTTGCGAATAAGAACAAAGCAGAACACAGAATATATGTGAGTCCATCTCATGATTCCAAGAGAAATCCTTTATCATATGCTGATAAAATCAAATATATGAAGAAGATGTTTCGGGGTGCTAACATAATGAATGATAAGAAATTATTCAATCCATTCAAAGTTGCTGAAAAGTTGAGTGAAGAAGGGTATACTGATGTGGTTTTTGTTGTTGGTGGTGATAGGGTAAGTGAATTTAGAAAACGATTCAAGAAATACACTGGTCCAGATGGATATGGATTCACCTTTAGGGTAGTTAGTGCTGGTAAACGAGATCCAGATGCGGAAGGTGTCGTTGGTATGTCTGGCACCAAAATGAGAGTGGCTGCACAAGACAAAGATATAAGGTCATTCAAGAGTGGATTACCTTCTGGTATGTCAAAGAAAGATACAGAGGGGTTGATGAATGCAATTCGAAAAGGGATGAATCTCAGAGAAGGAAGAATAGTGATGAGTTTTTTGAGTTTTGTAAGGAAAGGACAATGTGATAGTAATGCCAATATATGAATATCAATGTANGGAATGTGAACACGAATTTGATTCTTTGTTGCCAATGNAAAGTAGAAAACGACCAACAAAAGAACCCTGTCCAAAATGTAACAAGAAAACGGTAGGGCAGCGTATCTCTAAAACAACAATGGGTGCAGATATGACACTAACCCCCAACAAGAAAACTGGGGGTCAGTGGAATACACTCATGGATAAGATGAAGAGTGGGACACCCGATAGGTATCATCATGGTCTGGACAAGGCTTCTAGCCGATCAGCAGGAAGATTTGGTCCTCAATGATTACCGCTTCATTCCATATACAACACAATTAGTTTGAGTACCAGTACCCTTCACCTGAACAGGTAAAATGTATTGGGATTCATATGTGCCACCACGAATCGTCACAGTTGGACCAGTGGCGGGAGTATAACTCGATTTCCCCAAATCTGGATTACCTTTTACATTGAAATGAATATTCTTGTCAAAAGTATAGAGTTGAGCAGAAGCATCAGATGCGGTAAATTCAATCAAAACAGCATCATGCTCGCTGACATTATGATCATTTGCTGATAGGGCGAATACTTGGGTATACTTATCTTTCATTGAAAATCTCCTGAGACATTATACTATGTATATATAATAGTGACGCTAAAACATAACAGAGGAGTAGATACAAATGTTTGATGTTCATAACAATCCCCTAAATAACCCTTCATTTTCAAACTCATATAAATTTGAAAATGCACGGGAAATGGGTCAATTTGCCCGTGATATTAGCCATAATCCTGGCGTAAAGAAAATTGATTCATTGGGTGGGTATACACTGAATGTGGATTTTATGGATGATAGTATCCGAAATAAAGTCAACAACCAATACGCAGAAAAATATTGACAAACTAAATTTGTGAGGTAGAATATACATGATGGAACAGAAGAATTTTATCCATGCAGATAAATCATGGACTATTGAAGAATTATCCGCTATAGAAGAGAATGGCAAGAGGCTATATGATTCCCCAGCGGGGAAACTGCCTAGTGTCACAACTGTTACTGGCTGGGAGAAGAAGAAGTTCTTTGCCAAGTGGCGAAGAGACAACCCAACAGAATCGAAAAGGGTTCTTGTGAGGGGCTCCCTTCTCCACGAAATAATCGAAGATTACCTAAACAACAAAGATATCAATTTGAATGATATACCAGTAAATGAAACTAGACTGTTTTTGAATATAAAGCCAGTTTTGGATAATATTGACAACATATACGAACTGGAAGTGCCACTGTGGAGTCATGCCACAATGCTTGCTGGTCGTGCTGATTGTATCGCGGAATACAACGGGAAGTTGTCTGTTATTGACTTCAAGGGAAGCACAAAACCCAAGAAAGAACAGTACATAGACAACTACTTTCAACAGGCTACCGCATATGCAATAGCATGGCAAGAAAGAACAAACATACCGATCAACAATTTTGTTATTATGATAACTTGTGAGGATGGGTCTGTTCAGGTATTTGAAAAAAATCCTGTTGATTACACCAGGCAATTGCTAGAGACTATAGAAAACTATCACGAATCAGTTTCCTCTGTAGTCTAATTTTATAACATCACAACCCCAGATCTTTTCTCGATAAACCGTTTTGGTACAATACCAATTCTTGCGCCTCTATATGAGGTTCTATCAAACACAAATGTTCTTCCAGTCCTGAATGTTGCTGCAAGTTGAGGTTCATACCCAAGAGGAAAACGGGTATCGCCGTTTGTCTTATATTCATCAGACCATGTGAGATAATACATATCTTTTTTTCTTTTATCTTGGGTAAAGATAGGATCCCCTTGACCAATAAAATGACAATTTTCTTTACCGAATGATTTCCCATAATCAGGACCATATATTGCATAACTCATAAGTTTTTTAGAACGAATTTTCTTCATTAGTGGATGTATCAATCTGTCTCTTTTTAGGAAGGGTATCACTTCTTGTAAAAATTCTTGTACTTCTTTGTTTTTGTTGATAATTTGCCCTGCTTTTTCGGTAACACCAGAATACTGCTGAAACGAACCCGGTCCCCCTTCGGCTTTGTGCGATATAAAACACAGACTTCTTCCTCTGTTATCCACCAGAGAAAAGTCTGCTTTAGGCGTACCGNACACATCTTTACATTTGATAATGTTCTTGAATTCAAAATGCCCAGAAGTGTTTGTCTTTTTGACCCTCACCGTTATAGGGTGTCCTATCTTTTTCAATGCTCTGTTGACAGCCAGGATTGCATCCTTTTCCTTGGACATAACATCCGAACGGCTAATAGGTTTTCTGATTTTATTCAGTTTGAAATATAAAGGAACATGTTTTGCTTTGATTTTGATCTTCAAGTATCTCTGCACTCTCGTATCTGTTACCATTTTCTTATTATAGATGGTTTTTTCCATAATGGTCAATTTGTCACCATCCTTCAAAGTCCCCAATAATTTTCCTTGGAGACTAAAGTAGGGTTCGTCTTTTATTTTCTTTGCTACTTGGTATTCGGTTTTCTTGTCCCAATGAGGATTTTTTGAGACATATTTTTCAAACCCGTTTTTGTAACCAGTACTAGAATCAGCCAGGGTAGCCATTCAATTCTCCTTGTGGTTTCATCACATTATATATAATATACCACAGGAGTAAATAATGGCTCACGAAATCCCAGAAGAATATTTAGATGATAGTTATGATTTTGGCTTCACCAGTGTTGATGAAGACGAACTCAATAACATACTTGGCAGTTCTGACCAAACCACCAGTGAAGAAATACTGGCAATCAAAGAAAAGTTAGATTTGGTCTTGGAGATGAATTCAACTTGTGAGGGAACTGCTGCTGTAAAGGTACAGTATGACGAACTACTTGCCGCAAAAATGGAAGAAGTGGAAAGAACCGTATTGCCATTATTGATCAACCTCAAGAAAAACAAAACCAAAGATTACCTGTATTGGCCTGGCGCACAGAGGGTAACGCAATGCGATCTACAGATTGAAAAGTTGCTTCAAGCAACTAGAGGATAATATACATAGGAATGGAGTTTCAAGTGAAACATTCACAAATACAGAACAGTGAATGATAAAGTAGGAAACTTCAAACAGAATGTGGTAATAGAAAAGGATGCGTAAAAGTTCTCGAATATGGAAATGGTGAGAATGTTCAAGCCAAATCTAAAATTAGTAACGAATCGCTTCTATCTTCTGGAACCACAAAAACAACATCATGGAGAAACAATAGTGGCACAACTAAAGAAAGAAACCGTGAACAAAAAATATTCACGGACATGGACTAAGATCAACGATGACGGACGATCTGATTATTGGAGAGATAAATTTCTCTCCATACATGGGGGAGAGTTCATCAAAAATGGAAGAGAATGGGTATGGGAAGATACGGCAAAAGAACCAGTCAAGGAAGAATTGGAACTAGTCAAGGAAGAATTGGAACTAGTCAAAGAAGAATTAGAACCAGTCAAAGAAGAGTCGCCTAAAACAATATACATCATAACCAAACCAGATGGAGAAGAAGAGGAAATTGATTATGCTATTCATCGCTATTGTAAAGCAAATGGTTTAGATGATGGAAACATGTATAAGGTACTCAGCGGTAAACGGAAAACTCATAAGGGCTATAAGGTAAGGCTCAAAATCGAAGGAGAATGAGATGGTAGATTTTTTCAACAGTGCATTAGGAACCGTATTTTATACAGTCGTAATATTTATTGCGGGTGCGTTACTCGGTACTCCCACATGGAACTGGATCAAAACTAAACTTCCTCGTCAATAATAGAACACAATCTATTGAAATTGTTATTATGAAGGGACTCAGATAGAGCCCCTTTATACATATAGAGCGTAAAAGGAGATTATTGTGCTAGAAGAATGGTTTGACCCTAACGAATTTGAAGATTTTGTGAGAGAAGTAGAAGAACTTCAAGAGCGTGTTGTATCATTGCAGACCAGAAGAAAAATGGCACGAATTGCTAGGAAAACTGCAAAAAAGCGAGCAAGAGTTAGGAAGAGAAAAGAAAAATTCAAGAAGACTTCTGCACAGATCAAAACCAAGGCAGAAAAACAGGCAAAGGGATTACTCCGCAAGAAAATGCTCGGTGGGGCAAAATGGTCTACTTTGTCTATAACTGCAAGGGCGCAAATAGACAAGAGGCTAGAAAAGAAATCAGCAGCAGTCAAAAAGATTGCAAAGAAATTACTCCCTAAAGTGAAAGCGGCAGAGAGAGAACGCATTCAAAAATTGCGTCAAAAGACTCCGGGACAACCATCTGGTTCTGTGGAGGAGGAAAGAAAGTCGCGGGCAACCTTCAAGGGTGCTGCTGTTGCCAAAGCAAAAGAACGAACAAAGAAAGAAGTAGATGCAATAAAAGCAAAGATTGCAAAGACTAAAGAGAAAATTGATGCAACAAAATCATTGAGTAGTCTCCAAACACCGAGAGATGCTGCGAGGGAAAATAGAAAACGGGCAGAACAAGATATAGAAAGATCAAGAAGCAGAATTGCTGCATTACGAAGTAGATTGAAAAAAGAAGAACATGGTGCGGGAGATGAAGGAACGGATGAATTGTTACAGACCTATATGCGAAAGACTCCCGGAGAGAAAAACGGCACATCCAGAAAGAAGAAAAATAAGAAAAAATGATAGCAACTGCTGAAATAGACATCGTAGGATCATGGCTGGAGATAGGTATGACAATTGCTGCGATAGCAGCAGGTATATTTACCTTTTTGGTTCCGTTCATGAAACGAAAATATATAGGAAGAAGAACAACAGAAAAAAAGGATGTGTCTTATCCAAAGAGTTTTCAGTGGGATATTCACACCAGATTACACGAAACCCTAACCGAACTTCGTGTAAAAACTGATTGTGCGAGAACACAAATAGTACAATTCCACAACACAGGAAACTTTATTGATGGGATATCAATGAAGAAATTTAGTGTTACCCACGAATCTCTAGGAATTGGGGTTGCTGGAGAGGGAGAACACAAAAAAGATCTATTAGTTACTATGTTCTTAGAACAACTCGCATTGTTGAAACGAGATGACCCCACCCTATATTTCACCGAGTCTATGGATGAATCCTACTCTAAACAATATCTACAAAACAGTAATGTTATTGCATTCAGCACTCTACCAATAAGAAAAAAGAGAGAAATAGTAGGGTATGTGATGTTAGAATGGTGTAGTGAAAATAAAGTGGTAAATATTGATATTGAGTACATGAAAGAGGTTTTTGAGGAATCAAGAACTCATGTTGAGGTTCAATTAGACCAACAATTGAAAATTTATGACTGAAAAGCCTTAGCCAATAATTGGCTTGTATAAATATATACAAGGAGACAATATATGAAAACATTCAAAGAAGTAAAGTCGTTGCTAGACGATTATAATGCGTGGGGAAGCCTGAACAGATCAGCATTGAGCGACACTGGTTCATTTTATATTGAACGACCGGAACAACTGGCAAGAATCAACAGTTTTATCGAATCTTTTATGTCGAGAGATTTTATTGATGTCCGTTCTGCATTGAATCATCTGCGAGCGAGATTGAATATTTCTGGTATTGATTTCGCCCTGACACCAAACACCCCCGTACAGGAGGGAAGTCTTGAATTTCCTGTGACGAGGTATGGGGGAACATTTGGAACCACACCAGAACACGATCTATTGACTCAGGGATTTTACAGAGATAGTGGAGTTCCGGGAATGGAGTTTTCTCTAAAAACAGAAATTACTATGTCCGAAGGCGGATCATACACCATAAAGGCACAAATCATACCATCAGAAACAACCGAAGAGGAATAATTATTTTTCAATGTATGTTATGCAGCAAATTCCCCTCAACGAGAAAAGTTTTTTGATATATGTAATGCAACACTATAATAATCCTCAGTGTGGCGGGATAGAAGAATTTGACGAAGACATAAACAGAATAAAGTATATCAAGAGATTGTTGGGTAAATTTCATAAGAAAGGAGTTTTGAGAGAAAGGTTGATATTGAATCATATTATCATTTTAGGAAATGTCTTTGGTCCCATACCAACATGTAGAATTTTGTTTCATAAAATAGACGATTACCTACACACCTATCTCAAATCTTTTTTGTTATTTTTGAATTATTTGCCAGAAACAACAGACGAAATTCCAGAAGCAGAGTTAGAAAAAATTCCAGTAGATGTTAGAATTGTAAAGATACTAAGAGAGATATAAAATGAACAGACTAGTAAATGCATTTGTTATATACAAGTTTGTCAAACTTCTTGCAACTTCTTTCAAAAATACAGAGGCATACAAGTTAGGAATTATTGACGAAAAGGGTAACTATCTCAAGAAACAGAAAGACTTGAAAACCCATGAAGAAAAGATGGCTAGTAACATATTTACCCGGTTAGTTTGGAACATAAAGAAACTTCTTGAAAAACTTCCCTTCGGTAAAAGCAAATTGGCTTCAGTGGCAACAGCATTGTTTCTTGTCAAAGAAGAAGTTGAAAAAGCAGGAGTAGATAGAGAACTTATTGAAACGGTGTTCAACCAATATATGATTCAAGAATACGAAATTGATTACAAACAAGAAATACTAAAGGAGGTAATGCATGACAACACTATGGGATAAGGCAAACGGAGATCCACGAAAATCTAGAGGATTCAGAACAAGATGGGCAGAATCGCATAATGGAGAATGGGTACATGAAGGCAAAAGAAAGGGATGGCGTTGGGTTGAGAGAGAAGTACAAAAACCCGTAACTACCACAACCAAAAAATCTTCCAAGTGGAGTAAGGGTTGATGGGGTGTAATAGTTGTGGGAAAAATAAGAATATTTCTCGACAAAGAATGCCTTCTGGTAATGTTTCCCAGACGGGCAAAGTGCATCCAAAACAATCTTCTGGCGGAAATAAAAATAAAACTGTAAAGAAAAGGCGACCAATACCTTCTAGGAGAAGAGGACAATGAAAAACTGGAACGAACTAAAGGAATATATTTTAGACGGAATGAACGAAGAAGCACCTTTGAATATCGCAGGGGATGGTAGTGTGGTAAAGGGTCTAGATGATGAACCGCCAGTCAGAAAAAGAAAAAAGTTTGCAGGGTGTGAAGTTTTTGAAGTTGATTCAGACGAATACACAAAATGTTTATATGGAAGAAACAGATATGAACGATGGAACAGGAAAATGGACATGGAGAAGATAGAAAATGCAGAAATCCGAAACTATGCTCATAAAAATCCAACAAGTTCAATCATCGTGCAAAACAACAAAACTGGAGAAATGTCTTATTTGATTAGACGATAGTTTATTGGAGATAATTATGAAAAAGTTAGTGTTACTATCTGCTCTGTTAGTTGCAGGGTCAGGATGTGAGATGTTTGATGAGTGGGATACAAACCAAGACTCACCAGCAAACACTTCAAGTACAGTAGTAGATTCTCTCAGAGAACAAAAAGAACAAACAGAAGAAATTGGTAGTGCTTCTGGTGAAATTGGTAATGATCTTG